TCTAGGGTAGCTGTTTGTCAATGGAAAGAAATTCCCCAAGCTAGAATTTGGCAACTTCAATTGCTACATCCTGAATGGTTTATTAATTGTTAAATTAGGTTATAATGAAATTGTCTAAAGTGGCATTTAGACGATGAAGCTATCTGTTGTATGAAGAACCCCCGAATATTTTTGGTGGTCTTGTAAAGCAGTAAATGAACTTTTGGATAGCTTCAATCGTTTACTTGCCGTCTCGCCAAGACCAAGATCACCAAAAGTGTTTGGGGTTTTTTTTTGGTTTTTTAGATCGTACTCCACACGATAGAAAGCATTTAAATGGATGGCGTGGAAAGAAACATAGGGCTTTGCAATCACCCCAAAGATAACCCTAGTGAACTGTGTGCGAGGTATCACGAAAGATTAGTGGACATGGTGAGACAAGACACTAATCGATTGAATCGCATCCTTATGGGGAAGCTAGTTACCGTTGGTAATGGGCTTGGGATGAGTGCTACTCACCCTTGGGGGAACTATGTCTAAAAGGAATGTATGAAAGTATTACCTATTAAGAATGAAGAAACTTATCTTTGGCTTTTAGAAAAGCATTATGCAAAACGTATTCCTCAAATAATGTTTGCATTTGGTTTGTATGAAGACAATCAAATGGTAGGCGTTGTAACTTATGGAATACCAGCTTCTCCATCTCTTTGCATGGGTATATGTGGACAAGAATATTCAAACAAAGTTTTAGAGTTAAATAGACTTTGCTTACTTGATAATTACAGAAACCAATCTAGCTTTCTTATTGCCAACAGCATTAAATTGTTACCCAAACCAAGTATTGTTGTTTCTTATGCTGATACTGAGCAAGGCCATGTTGGTTATGTTTACCAAGCAACTAATTTTTTATATACAGGTTTGTCAGCAAATAGAGTAGATTGGACTATTAAAGGACAAGAGCATAAACATTCCAAAACCATTTCAGATGGCATGAGTTTGGATGCTATGAAAGAAAAATACGGTGATGATTTTTATTATGTTCAACGATCTAGAAAACATCGCTACATTTATTTTCATGGGAATAAAACAGATAAAAAAATATTGCATTCAAAATTGAAATACAAAATTGAAACTTACCCAAAAGGTGATAGCAAAAAATATGATTCTGGCTCAAGTGTTCCTACTCAACAATTACTTTTTGCATGAATCCAGTTGAACATTATGCTAATTTGGCTAAACAAAATGGATGGATTGATTACGTTCGTCACCAAGTCAAAGAGATGGAAAAAGACCCAAGCGGACTATGGATTGGTTTAGGCCAAGCAATAGCTAAAAGAATGAAAGAATTAAATGTTAACAATTAATGATTTAGGAATTGTTAGACCAGCAGTAATTGAAGATATTCCTTATGTTATTTCTTTGTCCAAAAAAGAAAGTCATAGTTTAGGTTTTATACCAAAAATGGCTTATGAATCAGCAATTACAGGTATTAAAACAGGTGATAGATGGAGTAATGTTTGTAATGACAAAATGTTTGTTATTGAATGCAACGGGGATTTAGTAGGCTTTTGTTTAGCAAGTTTTGGTATTCCAAATGCAATAAGCAAAAAAGGCAAAATTGCACAAATTTGTTTGCAAACAGATGCTAGAAAATTAACAAGAGGAATGTTGTTGCTTGATACAGTTGTTGAATATGGAAAAACACAAGGTACTTTTGCATTTAGCGCTGGGTGCGCTGATGATTTGGAATCTAATTTGTTTTGGAAATCGATGGGATGGATTTGTATTGCACAAAGGTTTGGAATTTCCCATAAAAATACTTGGAAACAAACAAGTCAAAGAAAAATTAATGTTTATCGTTATGACCCTATGGATTTTTTAATTAAATTATGACATTTCTAGTTACATTTAAAGTGCCTGGCAAACCCCAAGGCAAAGGCCGTCCACGTTTTGCTAGACGTGGTAAGTTTGTTTCTACTTACACAGATGAAAAAACAAAGACTTACGAAAATCAGATAAGAGACATTGCAATGGTTGCTATGGGTGCATCTGAGCCATTAAAAACCCCCTTAGAGGCATTTATTTACATTTCCTACCCTATCCCAGCGTCTTACTCTAAAACACGCAAGGCAGACTGTTTAAGCGGTTTGGAACGCCCAACAAAGAAACCTGACATTGATAACATAGTAAAAGCATTTCTTGATAGCATGAATGGTATTGTTTATGTTGACGATGCACAGGTTGTTGATTTATTTACTACTAAAGTTTATGGTGAACCTTATGTTGAAGTAATTATTAAGGAGGCAATATGAGTACAGTATTTATGGTGTTGGCCTTGTTTGGGCTGATTTGTTTAGTTTCAATGTTAGGACTTTTGTTATGGGCTTTGATCGAAACATTGCAATAGGTTGGAGAAAAAGGAGAAAAAATGTCCCCAGAAAAACACGCTGAATTTATTGGTAACTTTGCAAGTAACTATGCTAATGCTAAATCTAACAGAATTGGTAATGAGTTAAAACTAAAGACCACTAAAGCAATCCTGATGCAACAAGCATTTGCTGATGGCATTACCCAAGTGGCCGCCCAAGAACGGGATGCCCTTGCAAACCCTGTTTACATATTGTTGATTGATGAGTTAATCTCCTCAGTCAAAGAGGAAGAAACTTTGAAATATCAACTTCAAGCATCCGATCTGCAAATTCAGATTTGGAGAACTCGTGAAGCATCAGAACGATTAGCTATAAGGTCACACGAATGAAATGCCCAGTATGCCAACGAAACGGTAAGATTTTAGAAACTAGACACAATGACGATGATACAAAAAGAAGACGATACGCCTGTACTCAAGACCACAGATACAGCACCCGTGAAGTCATACTTGAAAACACAATATGTACGCAACAAACGGTTATTGGAAAAAGTCGCAAGCCTGAATTGCCAAAATTGTGGGCATTACCAATCTCAGGCGGCTCACAGTAACTGGCATGGCGGTAAAGGGCGTGGCATTAAGGCAAGCGATAATTATGTAGCCGCTTTGTGCCTCAAGTGCCATACTGAAGTCGATACAGGCAACAGGTTAACAAAAGAAGAACGTCAAGAAATGTGGCTTTTTGCTCACCTCAAGACGCTACACTTTCTTTTGCTCACAGATCAATGGCCTGTAAACGTGCCTATAACCGACTTGTACAAGAAGATGTACTTACCCCTTGCGTAAAGCTGGAATGCCTGCCTGTGGTTGGCTTGCACTAGGGCTGTGCATTGGATGTGCATGGGTAATATCAGTCTTTTCGTGAGTTTTTAACTCTTTCTCAAGTTTCATAACGTGCTCACGCTCTTTGCGATATTCTCTGACCACTTCATAATTAGATGGTTGAGATTTAGCAGGTTTGTGCTGTGTAACTGTGAAGTTTGTGGCCATATATATCCCCTTTTCTTCATTATAAAACAAAATATATTTTTACTTTTCCCTAATTTACAACAAAAATACATATAAAAATGTCACAAACTTAGTCCAAAATGAAGTTTTAACCAAGGAGCAACCATGCAATACACTTTTAAAATTGAAGATTGGGAAACAACCGTTGAAATTGAAACTGATAATGTTGATGTTTTAGAAAAATTGTCTGAAGCCATTATTAATGTTTTAGAATCAGATGAAGAAGAAGAAGACGCAGAATAAGGTCTTACCACTTCTTAAAGGGGTCTTAAAGACCCCTTTTTTTATACCTTAATTACTTTACCCCTAAATTCAACGTGTTTAGCATCCACTACGTTGACTACTTCAGGCCACAACATATGCCCTTTGTGGAATGTCAGCACTACAAAACCTGACCGCCAATTGGTAGGAGAGTTTTCTAAATAGTTTTCAAATTGTGGTCCAGTTGGGTCAGCTAATGTGCCCGTGTCAACACCATATCTTGTTCCGTTGTAATCGTTAAACGGTGTGACTTTTAAGCTATGAAGATGGCCAGTAACCATTGAAACTCCCGCATTGACGGTGTTATTATGAGTCGCATGAACTCCACCTTTCCACCTGTGTTTAACAATTACGCTATCTGTTATCCAAGTGGACCAACATGGTTCCCATAGTGGGAAATGGTCTTTTAAGCTAAACCCTTTAACAAACTCATATTGCGGCGCATTACTAGCTAATCTGTTTTCAAATCTTGCATCATGGTTTCCCAGTGGCCATATCAACTTAACCTTGTGGTTGACCTTCTTAGCCTCATCTTCTACCTCACCAAGGGCTATTTCACAGGCTTTAAGCTCTTGAATAATGCTCGGAGTACTATCCCACCCAATTCTTGGAAAACGGCTTATAGAAGCTCCATCAAAAGCATCTCCATTATTGATAACCGCCTTTAATCCCTCTACATTCTGAATAGCCCAAATCAACCCTTTAAAAGCAGTAGTCTTGATCCCAGGCCAAAAGTGGGCATCACTAAACACAATTACCGTACCGTTCTCTATACCTAAACTAATTCTTGCTGGTTTTGGAGCAATCATTTCTTTGATTTCCATCGTATCCATGTTTTGCTTGTAATGAGCCTCAAGTCTATTTCTTCTGTTTTGGATACCCCTTACTGACAAACCAAGGTTTTTGGCCATGATTGTGGGATTGCTGTTAAACATCTCAAAAAGAGTTATAAATTCTAGGTCGCTTAGAAATTTCATAAATGCTTTCTCCAGTAAAGAGTTAGTTTCCCACCCCACGGAATTGTGGGATCAAACAATTTAAAACCGCATGAAATTAATGAATTTGAAGATGCTGGGTTATCTGTTGTGTCTGTAATTAACCAATTCCATCCCAAGGCTCTTGCCTTACGTTCTCTTGTTTTGATAAGTTTCTTTTGTATGCCCTTGCCACGAAACGCTCTAGCAACTCCGCTACGACATAAATAACCACAATCGCCCCAACGAGTGCTAGGTACAAGCCCACAAAAACCAATACAAATGTCTCCATCAAAAGCTCCCCACCAATAACCTTTTGACACATCGTAAACTTCATCTTGGGGTAAACATTGTTTCTGCATCTTGTTTAAAAGATGTTCATGAACAACATTATCCAAGGCTTTGATTTTCATGAAGTTATTGTCCTCAAGAAGTGTGACACATTTACGAAAAAAAAGGGAGTATTTAACTCCCTGTTTTGTTTATCATATTCTTAAATATATGGTCTTGTGCCTTGTTTATCTATTATCAATGCTTGTTTGCGAGGCTTACCATTTGGTTCATTAGGTACGCTTATATGTGTCCACCTATCAAACTCACGAATGATTTGATCGTAGGGTATGTCTGATGCAATTATGGCTTTAACTACATCATCAGGAGTCATAGCAGGCACACGAATATCACAAGCACACCCAGTACGATGCTGTGAAGAATCACGACTTCCCACAGCGTCATTAACCTGCTTAGACCGAAAACCCGAATTAACCATAATTGGCTTTCCGCCAAGTAATCCCTTAACCCGTTCAAGCAACTCTGCCACACGTTTAAGATTGTTTTTTTCAAGGTCATTAGGTTCATTTGTAAACTCCCTGTGGTCAGTAACGGTTAATTCTTCTAAAGAAAAATGAGGCGATAAAAGTGTTGTCATTTTGGTACAGAATTGTGAATCATGGTGTCTTTGGCTTGAGAACCAGCAGAACTACCAAAATAAAAAGAAAGCACTAACATAAGTGCGCCATCTAACGTACCCAACACACGGGCTATAAGCTCACGCATTGAGCCATCAATAATGTGGGTAAGTAAGAACCATTGCACAATTGCCCAAGCCATCACAATCATGATTGACAGGGTAGGCGGTACATAGCTTTGAGTGCTGATCTGCATTTGTCGGGCAGAAGTACGGTCGGCCACCGCCAACTTTTCAAAGTCCAACCCCATCTCTTGTGCTCTAGCTTTTAAAGCAATTTCAGCAGTTTGCAATGATGCTATTTGGTCAGCAGTCATTTTCCCTGAATTAATGGTTTCTTGCACTTGAGCAGGGTCAACCCCAATAGCTTTGGATATGGCCTCAACCGCCATACCCGCAAGTGGACCACCAAGTGCCGTAGCTATCGTAGGTGCTATGCTTTTTAACCAATCCATATCTACTCCTTAAACTTGTATTTTAATTTTATTCTTCAATGTGGTATTTAGACTTTTGATAACTTCTATATACGCTGTATTCAATTAAAACTAATGTTAATGCCCAAACAAGAACTGATACGCATATAGCGGCTCGTACACTATATTTCTCGATGAGAATTTCCCGTTTTCGTTTAGCCAATTCAATAGCCTTTTTTTTTGACGCTCCAATTCATTACGTTCTTTTTGAACGATTTGCCTCATCTTGTCAAATTCTTCCCAAAGACCTGGCAAACCAATCTGATAAATAATCATCTCTCTTAACTCGGTCTCCATTCTTTGTAGTTCCCGTGTCCTCATGACACGGTTCATGGCCTCTTCATTGACATTAATGGTAGTTTTAGGTTGCTCTTTAGCTTCCTTTTCGGCACTTATAAGTTCCTCTTTGTTTTGGAAAAACTTACCCAAATGCCCAGTTATTTCACCAATGATCTGTGAAACATCCTTACCATCTTCTTTAAACTGTTGATATATTTCTACGGCATTTCTAATGCCTTCGTGGGCTAATTTACACCCTTGGTAAACCGCCATCAACTCAATCATTTGAGCAACTTTTCACCAAGAAAATGCAACAATCCACCAAACAATGACGCTAATGTCATTCCAACCCAAAGCCCACCTTTTGACTTATTGGCCATAGCTAACAGACATTTAATGTCAGTAGACATTTCTGATACTTGAGTTTCAAGCATATCAACTTTTGCAATAAGTTGACCATATTGGATTGGATCAATTTCGTTCATATAAATAATTTTTTATGTAATAATTTGAAATTGTTGATTTTTTAAATTATTTCTATCCAATTAACTGTGTTTTCATCCCATAAATAAAATTTGCCATCATTAGGCATTGGTGTTGGGGCTTCCCAGTTGCAAGTTGTTTCGTTTAATATCCAACTTGGAATTGTCTTTGGGGGAATAAAAGCATCACGGTCTTTATCGTATGTAAAACCAATACCAGCATAATTCTTTCTGATGTTGCCGTTATAACTTGTGCGTTTACATACTTGACCACGAAATTCACCATAAAACTGTTCCCAATCTTGGGTTGTATCAGTT